CCCGCGAGCGGTGATTCGGGCTGTGCAAGCGATGTGGACGCTGTGGCCGGTGAAGATGAAACGGTTGGCGTTGGCGATGATTTGGAATACCCTGTGGAAAGCTCGGGAGGTGAAGAATGAATACGGTTTCCCAGACCGCAGTAACACCGATCACGCTGTTAAGCGGGCGCGCTGTTAAGCCTGTCAGCGGTCAGATCACCGAAGCGCTTACCACGTTGCTATCCATGGCGCTATCCAGATCGTTGACCGGCGGAAGACAAAGCGAGCGAGTTTCAGCGCCGTCGTTCATCCCTCGCCAGCATACAGGGGTTGTTTTTAGAAATGACCCGGGTGTTTGTTTAGGGGGGGCTAAGGGGTCGGAGCGCCCGCGGCCTCGTCATTTTATATATCAGCCAGCGCTGAATCTTTGCACATATATACGGCGGGCCCCCTCCCTTACGGGACTCCGGGGTTACCGCGAAAATATACACACACAGAAAACCCCCGGCCCCCTTTGGGACTCCCGGACTTTCCTGAAAAAATTTTATAAAAAAATCTCAAAAAATCCCGGGAACGGCACCAGGGTAGCGCCCTGTTTCCGCCAACAAGCCGGAGCCCGTAAAGTCCATGCTGTAGGCGCGCAGGTGTTGGGCGTGCAAGGCTTCACCGGCGGCGGTAACGAGGTTCGATTCCTCGCCCGGGGCCAATTATTCCGAAAATATTTTTCAAAAAATCGTCGCGGGTGTTATGGGAGTGGTCTCCCGGCTGGGTTCATATCCCGGCTTATTCGGTTCAATTCCGGCGCCCGCAACCAAATTAAAAACTCAAACAAGGCAACAGCGGTAACATGAGCAACTACGACAGCCGGGAAGATACTACGAAGCACATTATGAGAGTTAGAAAACTGGTGCGGCGGTTTCGTAACTTGCTGAATGTCCGTTCTATCAACCACGATGACAGCAAAATGAGTTCTCCTGAAAAAGAGACGTTCGACCGGGTTACGCCTAAGCTGAAAAGCCTTACCTATGGCAGTGATGAATACAGAAAAATCCTCGCCGAAATGAAAACCGCTCTCGAACACCACTATGCAAACAACAGGCATCATCCTGAACACTTTGAAAACGGCATCGAGGATATGACTCTGGTTGACGTTGTGGAAATGCTGTGTGACTGGAAAGCGGCATCCGAACGACATGACGACGGTGACATTATGAAAAGTATAGAAATTAATCAAGAAAGGTTCAATCTCAGTGATCAACTGGCCAACATTCTGAAAAACACAGTGCTTGATATGGGCTTGATAAGCGAGGAAAGCATAAATGACGCTTGACGAATACAGAAACAGCGAAGACAGAAACCTGTTCTGGCGGCTTTCGGAAGGTGCCCGGCAGAATCTTCTGGACGAGGCGGTTGACTGTCTGGATGAGATGGAAGCGCTGGCGGAGCAACAGCAGAGCCGTGTAAAGGAAGCGCGTGAAGCGTGGCGGAAAGCGCATCCGGGTAGAGAGCATGTTTACCCCGACCTGGGCAAGCTGATCGAATGGCTGATGTATGAGGCCGGGGTTCTGAACTGGAATACGATTGTTGACCGCGGGTATTCCATCGGCGGTGTGTCAAGCGACAGACTTTTATGGGATCTGCTGCGGAGAATAGAACTGGCCGACGGTCCGCGGCGGGTGAGTTTCCCGGAAGGGGTGAAAGAGGCGGTCATCGGTATAGGCAGAGACAACATGGCAACGATTTATCTGACTGATGACGACAAGGCGGCGCTTGACGCTATATGCCGAAATGAGAACGGCGGTTCGACTCCGCTGCCCGCAACCAAAACAAAAACCGCAGAATGTGAGGTGTAATATGGATCCGGAATATGACGACCTGTTAGAAGATGTTCGGCAAAAAATAAACCAGATAAAAGAAGACACCGCGCAACTGCTTTCTGAGCAGCCCGATGTTCTCGAAAAAGAACTTCCCCCCGGAAACCTTCCGAACGGCAACCTAAAGGAAACAGCGGCAAACGTAACACTTGCATTTCGTCATCTGGAAGACGCAAGGATGAGGCTGGGGAAAGCAATACAGGCGTATAACGGCGGAATATCCTGTTACGACAAAAATTAAGACCAAAAAAATTCGGAAAAAGAGAAGGCGGTAAGTAAATGCCGGAGATAAAAGACAAACAGGCGACGACCGAGGAGATACAGGCGTGGGTTGAGAGCGAGGCCAAAGAGCTGGCCGTTCGCCACAACTTCCCGCAGGTGTTCCGTGACCCGGATACGGGCCGGTTTGTGGATTTCGCCAAAATCACCGACCACGACGAGCTGATGAGAACCAGCGAAGAAGTGGAGAAGCATTATCTCCAGCATATTCAGCAGGAGCGGCGGAAATTCGTCACAAGCCACGGTTCCGGACAGCAGCAGGAAGCGCTGCGGCAGTTCGAGCGGGAGATGGCGAAAGGCGACCTGTATTACCTGACCAAGTTCGTGCTGCAGGGGTACCCCGACCTGGTGTTTCACTTCCACTACTTCATGGCCATAGACGTACAGGGCAAGTACGAGGGCGGCCGGAGTCTTGCGGAGTATCCGCGTGATGCGTTCAAATCAACGGTGCGGATCATCGGTAAAAACGTTCAGCTTATCATCAACAACCCCAACATCCGGATTCTGATCAAAAGCAACGCCGAGGCGAACGCCTCCAGCAAGCTGACAGAAACCAAAAACGCGTTTATCATGGACCGGAACGACCCGCTTCACGGCAGCGAGGACTGGCAGAAGCTCCACCCCTACGAGGCGGGGTGTTTATCCCTGCAGAGCCTTTTCCCCGAACATGTGCCCAAAACAAACTCACAGCGAGGAAGCGGCACGCGCTGGGACTCACCGGCGAAGACGTCGGTTCAGAGCGAGGGCACGTTGACCGCGGCCGGTGTGGGCACATCCAAGACATCCCAGCATTACGATTTAGTGCAGGGCGATGACTTCTGGGACGAAAAAAGCGTCACAAGCGCCGAGGTTATGACCAAGGCCCGCGGCGAAATGAACCGGCTGGAATATCTGCTTGCCAGCCCGGCCAAAGGGCAGATCGAGTTCACCGGAACGCGGTTTGCGCACGATGACCCGACCGTTGATCTGCAGGAAGACCCCTCCTACACCGTGACGATATGCAGCGGCGTTACCCCGGAGGGGCGTGCTCTTTTTCCCGAGAACCTGCCGCTTCACCACATCTACAGCAAATGGATCACCCAGCGCTACGACTGCTCCTGCCAGATAATGCTCAACCCGAGCGACGACAGCCAGGGCTTTTCGCGTTCCTGGTTCCGGTACAAACGCTGGGAAGACATCCAGAAAGAGCGCGACAACGGCGAGTGCAACGTGGCGGTGCGCATCCTCACCGACGCCGCCACCGACGACAAAGACTCCTCCGACGAGGTTTCCATAATAGCGCTGGCCGTGGACAGCAAAGAGCGCAAAACGGTTATCGAGGCGATAGAGGAGAAGATGCAGCCCAGTGATTTCATCAGCGAGATTTACCGTCTGGCCGAGAAATACAGCGCCGAGTTCGTGGTGCGCCAGAAAACGGCCATAGAAACCACCATTATGAGCTTCGTCAAACAGGAGCAGCGGCGGCGCCGGGAGAACGGCGAAATGACCGTGCGCTTCTACGATTACAGCCTGCGCAAGCGCAAGAAGAAAAGCCGTATCACCAGTGCGCTGCAGCCGCCCGTGCAGTCCGGGTATCTGTACTTCGACCCGGACATGAGCAACCTCAACGACATCGAGCGCGAGCTTCTTGAACACCCCAACAGCCAGCGGGACCACACCATTGACGCCCTGAGTGAAATAGACGACCCGGTTGTCAGCCGCACGCCGACGCATGTGGCACCTTCGGAGCCCGAGCCGGAGTATCACCCCAGCGAAGCGGACTTTGCGCCTGACAAACTTATGAAGCGCAATTCCGCCCGGCGGATATTCGAGCAGGCCAGAGGCGGCAGTAAACAGAAACTGAAAGCGGGGGCACGCATAGCATAATGTTCGAAGCACTGATCATCCTGATTTTAATAGCGGGCCTTGTTGACCTTGCGGTAATCGGTCTGGCGGGGTTGCTGGCGGTGTACCGGCTTATGCCGCGCCGTGCGGTTCACCCCGTGGCGACCAGAAAGACAGAGAAAAAAGAGAACGCGGCCCGGAGAGAACGTTCCCAGGTAGGAGAGATACAGCCGTAGTATGATATTCAACAAGCACAAAGAAAGCGACAAAAACGACGAGCGCGTAAACCAGCTTCGCACCCGTATAGAGCAGGCTGTCGCGCACTACCGTCCGCTGGTTGCGGACGTGGAACTGACCCTGAGCTTCCTTTCCGGAAACCAGTGGGTGGCCTCCTCTCAGAGCAAGGGGATAATCCCCATCGAGAACGAGACCGACGAACCGCGCGACACCGACAACCAGATGCTCAACCACTTCCGGCGCTGGAACCATTACATGTTCCAGAGCGACCCGGTGATAACCGCCTTTGAGGGCGGCCGGGAACTGGCCGATGCCGAGCGCGCCAAGGTGGCCGGATCCCTGTGCGACTACTGGGAGAAAAACTCCGGACTGCGTGCGGCGAGAGAAGACGCGGCGCAATGGTGCGGCGTGGCCGGAGTCGGGTATCTGGTCCCGCGCTGGCAGAAAGACCTCAAGCGTGTTAAGCGCCGGACCCTGGAATACGTCGAAGACGGTGTTCAGGACGACGAGGGGCGGATCCGCTACACGCAGGAAGGTGAAAAGACCGAAACCCGCAGCGATATATTTGTGGACAGCTACTGCCCGCTGCACGTTCACCCCTTCCCGCTCAACGCCAGAAAGTGGAGCCGTGTGGAGGGCGTTCTCACCACGGACATTGTCACCTACGAGTGGATAAAAAACAACGTGGACGGCGGCGGCGACATCAACGAAGACGAACTGCGCGAGATCGGCGACAACGAAGTCAACCAGCAGGCCCTGGAGAAGCTGAACCGTTTTGTCAGTCCCGAGTTCGGTCTCATGCCCGAGCCCGAAGAGAACGACCGCAAATACCTGTTGACACAATGGTTCGAGCGCCCCACCAAAGAGAACCCCGACGGAAAGTATCTCCTGATGGCGGGTGACAAGATCATCAAAGACGAGAAGCTGGCCTTTGTCGATGAAGCCCGCGAGGTGGACCCCGGCGATCAGTACAATCTGACAATGGGGATCATCCCCGTGTTTCCCCTGAGTTTCCCCGGCAAGCTGATACCGCCCGCCCCGTTCGGCCACGATATGCGCAAGGCGCAGGTACGGCTGAACGACATCCTCACCGACATCCGCCAGAACCGCAAGACCGTCGGCCGGAGCAAAGTGCTGTACGAAGAAGGGCAGATGGAAGACGACGCCTGGACCGACGAATACGGCGAGAAAATCCCCGTCAAGCCCGACAGCAGCATGGCCCCGCAGGTATATCCCGGCCAGCCGCTGAGCGGCAGCGATTTCGAGTTCAGCCTGGCCGAGCGTTCCTTCCAGCAGCAGAGCGGGCAGACAAGCGTATTGCAGGGGCAGAACCCCTCCCAGGTGCGGGCGGCCTTCCACCTGGACATCCTGCGCGAAGAGAGCATGACCCTGATGTACGACTGCATCTCCGAACAGGAGAAAGCCTACGAACTGACGGCCAAGCTGATGCTGGCCATTGCCAGGCGCCGGTACAGCGCCGAGCGGATCATCGAGATATACGGCCGTGATTACATGGGCCACGCCCTGACATTCGCGACCGCCAAGATCGACGTGGACATCCGCGTCAAGCCCGGCAGTATGAAACCGCGCAACAAGGCCGTGACCGAGGCCAAGCTCGTAGAGCTGCTTCAGTACGGCGCGTTCGGGCAGAACGGCGAGAACATCGACCAGTTCTGGGAAATGAGCGAGCTGGGCACGATGAACCGCGCGGTCAACCACGACCACAAGCAGACACTTCGTGCGCGCAACGAAAACACCATGATGCTGCGTTACCGCGAAATCGTCATCCCCTGGGAGCAGGAGAACCACGCTATCCACATGGAGGAACACCGCGGGGAAATGGCGCGGCCGGAATGGTATCAGGCCGACGACGAAGTCAAGCAGATCATGCTCTCGCATATCGAGGCCCATCGCGAGTTTGAAATGTCGAACCTCGCCCCCGAAACGCAGATGCCCACCGAGCCGGTGGCCGGTATGGCGCCCGGCGCGGCCGCCCCCGGCGGCAAAGGCGGCGGCGGAGCGGCGGCGCAGGTGCAGAACCTCGAACAGGCGGCAGCGGCCGCCCAGGGCGGCGGCGGAACCGGCGGCGGAACCGGCGGCGGAACCGGCGGCGGACAGCAGCCGCAGCAGCCGCAGCAGCCGCAACAACAAACACAATAGGAGAGAAACATAAATGGTAACAGTACACAACAGGACAGACAGGAGAGTTTCCGAGACAATCGACGCGCATCTATTCGACATCCCGCCGAAGGGGTCTGTGCAGACCTCCGAGAAAAAGGCGAAGGCCCTCGTTGATGCGCACCCCAAAAAGCTGGGTTATACACCCCCGTCGATGTACAGCAAAAAAGATATTGCGGCCGTTAAAAAGATGAATAAGGCACAGCTTCAGGACTGCTGCGAACGGCTGATGGACGGCGAGCGTATCTCCCCGAGCGAGCTTCTGGAAAAAGCCGCAGCGGGCGAACAGGAAAAAGGAAAAGAACAAACCCCTCCGGACGCACCGGCAGGACAATAGAAAAAGATTCGCGGCGTGCGGCGTACAGCACGTTTTTACTGAGTACCGCGTCTCAGGGACAAAACGCGCCGGGGTCATAACGACACCGGGCTGCCTGATAACAACCTAATATGGAGGTAACACTATGGCAGGAGAGAAGCAGGAACATCAAAACAGTGAAGAGCGGAACGTAAACAAGGCGGGCGACGGGAACACCCCGAGCTCCGATCCGAACGCCGGTAACGGGCAGGAAGGTCAAGGCGGTGAAGGCGCCACCGGCGGCAGCGCCGATAACGGCGGCGGCCGCGGCGACCTCAGCAAGGCCGTCCGGCAGGAGCGGCAGAAGCGGCGGGATCTCCAGCGCGAGCTGGAGAACCTCAAGCGCCAGCAGGCGGCCGCGGGAAATCAGAGCGGTAACGGTTCCGGCGGAGGCGCCGGGAACAACGGCGACGATGACCCGCTGAACATGGACGACCTGGCCTTTACCGAGGACGATCTGGACGACGCCGACAAGCTGAACCGGAAAATCGCGCAGCGCGAACAGCGGCTGCGTGATCTGGCCCAGCAGGGCGCCGACTCCGGAGACGGCGGCGGAGACAACGTTCGCGGCACCGTGTTTGATGTTGGATATGAGCAGATGGATAACTACGGAGTATTTAACCAGACCGATGATCCGGACCTGGCCATGCACGCGGAAGAGGACACCATGCGTGCGCTGAGCGAGCTGGGCGCGGACTGGACGCCGGAGAAAGTGAAGCAGATTGTAGAGGAACGGTCCAGAATGTGGGAGCGTTATCTGGCCAGAGGTGCAGGTAACAGCAACAACAGCCAGGGCAGCTCCCAGGCCGGAGACAACTCCCACGCCGGACCCGTTCCCGGCGGCGGTCCGGGCAGTGCGGAAGCCGCACACCTGGAAGCCAACCCGGAACCTGCAAAGGACTTCAACGAGGCGTCCAAGCGCGCAGCGCGCCGTTTTTCTGCATTGCAGAAAAAAAGCGGGCAGTGAGTGTTTTCCCGCAGTCGCGGGCGGCCGGACTTCGGCAAACGAAAAGGTAAAGGAAAATGAACGAAAAACAAGTAATAAATACGTTCAACGAGTTGACGTCAGAGCTGATAACCAAGGATTATCTGCCGACGATCTACAACCTGGCGTTCGAGCGACGCCGGGCGGAGTTCGTCAACCGGATACCGCGGAGCAGTGAAAACGTCGAGGGGCTGCAGGTGTACATCACCTACCTGACCAAGGTGCCCTGGGCCTGGCGTGCAATGTCCGAGTTCGGTTACACACCGACCGGGGCGAAATTCGACGCCGAAGAAGGCTATGCGCAGATGGGCTGCCATGCCAGCAACGCCATTGTCTCGCTTACCGAGCTGGAAGCGACCAAGCAGGGCCGGTGGCAGAACATCCTGGATAAACAGATGCGTGCCATAAAAGAGACCTTCCCCTATTACGTCCGGGCGCTGTTGTGGAGCAGCCAGAACAGCAAGAAGGCGATAGGGAAAGTGAGCAGTGTCAGCAATGCAACGGTTACGCTGGACACCAGCGGGCTGTGGTATGACACCTCCTCGAAAGTGGCGCACCTGTTCGTGCCGGGCATGTTCGTGCAGGCCTACAGCGGCGACTCGAAAGTCGGCTCCCCCGTCGAAGTGACGGACGTCGATTTCAAGAACGGCACAGTCGAACTGGCCTCAGACCCCGGACTGAGTGCAGGCGATCTCTTCACCTGCAGCGATGTCGGCGGTCTGGATCAGCCTTATTGCGAAAACTGCCCCGGGATATACGACGTCATCGACGATGACAACGTATTCCAGGGTATTGACCGCAGTGCCCACGGCAGCAAGTTCAAGCCGGTCATTCAGGATGCGACGGACCAGACGCTTAACTACGAGCTGCTCGATGACTTCTTCCACGAATGCTACAACCCGGAAACCGCGCACACCTCGCGGGAGATCGTGCAGAAATACTGGCAGGACAACCTGGCCAGCGCTGTACGCTATCAGCCGGGCGGTATGTTCGTGGACGGTCACGAGGGCGTGCAGGTCGGCGCGACCAAGCTGATCGTGGACGATGATGTGCCCGAGCACGACATCGTTGTGCCGGACCACAGCAACTGGCAGCTTGCCGACCGCGGCGGGCTGGAGAACACGTTCGGAACCGGCTGGGAGAAAATCTCCGGCCGTCCGTTCATCGAGTACAATATCCACTGGTGGACATTGCTGATCGCCATGAACGTCCGGAACTTCGGGCGCATGCACAGCATTACTGAAACCAGCGGCTGAAACTAACAGATAGAAAAGGATAAGCAAATGGGTGTACGGAAACCGCCGCAATACATAGTGGAAGCACTTAAACGATATGACAGCGACCTCGGTCTGGAGTGGGACGACCGCAAAGAAGCCTGGTTCTTCACCTGGCGCGGACGGCAGTTCCTGCGCTGGGAGCATGAGGACGGCGTTGCGGCCTGCAGGAGCGAGGCCCTCACGGAGGGTGAAGCGCTGCGCATTATCAAAAAGGCTGACACGAAGTACGGCGGCGGGGTCCGCATCAAGGCCATGACGGCCCGCCATCGCGAGAAGAAAAAGCGCGAAAAAGAGGAGAAGGACCGGGAGTTCGACAACGCCGCGGAGCGCGCCAGTGACCGCGCCCGCGTCAAGATGAACGGACCCCGGCCCTTTGTCTCTATGGCGTCAACGTAAAAAGAAAACAACACGGAGGACGTGTAAAAAAATGAGACAGGATACACACACATCAAGAATAGAATGCGTGAGCCCGGGCACGGACGACCGGCTGGACGTTCCGTTCAGCGACCTGGGGATCACGAAAGAAGTGGCATCGGCCATGGTGCCGGTAATCATCGGCAAGGAAACATCGGCCGGAGCAGCGGACACCATAGACGAAACCGCCGCCCTGGATCTGAGCAACGAACGGTTGACAATATCCGAGGGCAGTAACGGTTTTGCGGACGGTGATATCTACACCGTTCAGTTAGTGACACCGCAGGCCGTTGTGGCCGGAACCAGCCGGGCATCAGCATAGCGGAGAAAGCGGCGGCCCTTTCCCGCGGCGGTTCAGATGGTTTCCCCGCCGCGGGAGGCCGCCCTCGGGGGCCGGACGCCGTCCGGCTTCCGGGGGCGGAAGGAAATAATAAAAACAGGAGACTAAGGCAAAATGGACATAAAAGAACTCAGAACGGCACAGCGCATACTGGCGGGGACGTTCGACAGCGTAACCGAAGATGACGGCACCTACTTCTACGAGGCGTTCGCCGAACCCGGCACCTCGACCGGTGACGGGTATTGGCGCGTGCGTCGCACGCACAAAGACACCGGCGCAATCGAGTGGGTGGCCGAAGGCAGAGCAATAAAACAGGCGACAGACCTGCAGGGGCTGTTCAGCTGACAGGAGGACGTGGACAATGGCTAATTCAATTATAAATCTGGGCTCCCCGAACATGCTGCTCCTGGACCCCAAGCGGTTGAGGCAGGTGGCGGAAGTCGGGAATATAGCGACCAAGGACACGATCAAGTTCAGCGATGCGGAGTTTGCCCCGGATACGTTGGCCGCCTTGAACGCAAAATTATCAGACGCAACGTTGTCACATATCCCTGTTTACGGCGTGAAATGGGATCAGGCGAATGATGTGATGACAAAGGGTGTTGTCATCAACGGCGCTTTCTACACCGCTGATTACCAGAATTACGAGATACAGGACGCGCACGTCCGCGTTATGCGTCAGCCGGACGGTGCAATCACCGGCTACTGCGACCCCGATGATTCCACGCAGTATATCGGTGGTGTAGCTGTAACCTTCGACGGCTCAGAGGGAGACCTTCAGGTCCAAAGCCCTCGGCATTATCAGCTCTGGACTCGGGACGGTGATGATATTTATATCCTCGTCAGCTGGCAGCCGTTTTCGTTCAACGGTGCGGTTGCGCAGGTTCCGGAGCATTTCGACGGGGACTATTACTATTATGATGCGCTGGAAAATATCCTGTACGATGACAGTGCGAGTTCATTGATCGACGGTGACGGCAACGGCGGTGCGGACACGACGGCGGATTATCTTAGAAGCCTGCCTTACTATAAGGTGTGGACAGAGCAGACGCGTGATGACTTCCGTTCTCTGGCGGCGAATCGCGGCGGCACCTCGCACCAGTGGGGCTGGAGTGCGTATCAGGCGCTGGTAGGATTATTTCTGACGAAATATGGCACGTGGAACTCGCAGTCTGCGCTCCCCGGTTATACGGAAGGAAGCGGCTGGGATTTCTCGTACACACGGGAGACCGGTCGAACGCTAAGCCTCGGCAATGCAGACGGCAGTATTGAGGTGGATCTGGCGGGGACTGACAGCGATCTGGACGGTGTCGTTTCCTCTGGTGACTACATTGCTAACAGTTTTCTCGGCATCGAAAATGTGTTCGGTAACATCTGGAAATTTGTCGATGGCATTAATATCGACAATACAAATGGCGATGAGCATGTCTATACACAGGCCGACCCCGGCCTGTTTGCAGATGACACAGCCACCGATTACCACGATACGGGGATTGCCCCCGGCTTCGGGAGTAATGAAGATTATATCAAAGATATCCACGGCGATCAGGTTTATGCGCCACTGTACCCGACCGTTCTCGGTGCCAGTTCAAGCACATACATCACAGACTACAAATGGAGCAGCGCCGGTGCCTGGCGGGTTCTGCTGGCCGGGGGTAAGTTGACGTATAGCGCTCAGGCGGGGCTCGTTTACCTGAATGCGTATGACGATTCCTCGCATTCGAGTTCGTCTGTCGGTGCTCGCTCGGCTGCTCGATAATTCGAGGGCGCGGGGCGTTAAACGGAGAACGTTACACGATTATGAAATACAAATATAACAATCGAAAGGCTGATCAGCGGTATGAGGCCGGTGCCTGGCAGGTTCTGCTAGCCGGGGGTAAATTGACGAATAGCGATCAAGCAGGGCTCGTTTACCTGAATGCGAATAACGATTCCTCGAATTCGAATTCGAATATCGGTGCTCACTCAGCTGCTTTTTATGGTTTCCGCTTATCAGCCTCGGCTCTGGCCGAAACAATATGCCCACGAGGTGTTAGTAAAGCAATTGAACGCTCCGGGCGAATTAAGCAGGGGGTTGCTGCATGAAACGGTTCGGGAATCTGTATTCAGAGATAGCCGAAATTGACAATGTCCGCCGGGCGTTTGATAATGCTCAGCGCGGAAAACGACACTATACTGAGGTGCAGCGGATCAATGCAGACCGGGAGAGGTATGTAAATGATTTGTACTCGATGCTGCAGGAACGCCGCTACAGCACCTCCGAATATAAAATCATGACGCGCAATGATACCGGCAAGGAGCGAACGATATATGTGCTGCCGTTTTACCCGGACAGAGTGGTGCACCACGCAGTTATGCAGGTTCTGGAGCCGATCTGGGAGAAGCTCCTTATCCGGGATACTTATTCGGCCATCAAGGGGCGCGGGGTCCATGACGGCCTGCGCAGGATCAAGGAAATGCTTAAAGATAAAGAGGGCACGCAATACTGCCTGAAAATGGATGTAAGAAAGTTTTATCCGAATATCAACCACGACATAATGAAGTCTCTTCTAAGGAAGAAGATTAAATGTGAAGACGCGCTGAATCTTCTTGATGAGATCGTGGACAGTGCTCCGGGTGTGCCTATCGGGAATTATTTAAGCCAGTATTTGGGGAATCTGTATCTTACGTATTTTGATCATTGGATGAAGGAGACGGTCGGGGCGAAATATTATGCGCGGTACTGTGATGATTTAGTTGTGTTCGGCAGTAATAAGGGGTGGCTTCACGATGTGAGAGAACGGGTGGATGAATATCTGTATAACCAGCTTCGCCTGGGGATAAAAAACAACTGGCAGGTTTTCCCGACAGCAGTGCGGGGTGTTGATTTCCTGGGATATCGTTTTTTTGGAGATAAGACACTGGTAAGAAAATCTATAGCGAAACGATATAAGCGGCGTATGAGAGAGGTGGCCCGGCATGTATGGCCGACCTGTCCGAATGTCGTTATGAGTTATAAGGGCTGGCTTAAATATGCCGGGGCGAAAGGGCTCTGGAACAGTTATGCCGATAACAACGTTATGGCAAGTGTGGCTGCTGCTAAAAGGGAGGCTGAATGAAGCGGTTTTCGGATTTTGCGGAGGATGAAACGCTGGACGGCGATAAGACGCGAATAGAGGATGTCCTGAATACGGAAATAACGGTGTTGAATTACAGGATTAAAAACACGAAATATCCGGAGAAAAATCACAGCGGGAAATGTTTAACATTGCAGATCGAGGTGAACGAAAAGCGCTATGTAATTTTTACAGGGTCAGACGTTCTGATTGAGCAGGCAAGTAAATACGGAGACGAAATGCCGTTTATGGCAACAATTAAAAAGATTGATAAGTATTACACATTCACATAGGAGGTATGACAATGTCTGAAGCTAAAAACAGACCGGAAACACAGAAAATACATCACGGAGTACTAATCCCCTGCAATATACACGAAGTTCAGCGGGAGACGGAAGAGGGAACCAGCGAGACAGTATATCGGTATGAGGAGATACAGCTCTCGCAGAGCAATCTCCCGAACAATAAGCGGTTGCGCAGGGCCATTGCCAACCGTCTGAACCAGCACCTGCGGGAATATCTGTACTCCCGGTATGATCAGGGTACGCAGTCCACCATCCAGGGATTCGCGTTAAAAGCTGACAGGCTGGGGAGATCGGACATAGTCGATGAGTGCGAAAAAATTCTCGACTGGATTGCCGGTGTCCTGGATTATTACGACACAGCGAAACAATCGATACTGAGCGGCTCAGGCGATCCGCAGGCAGTACAATGGGATTTTGAGGCGGACGTCCCGCCGCAGAATCTCAGGGGCTGGCGGGAAATAAGAGCGATGTTTGACAGTTAAAAACAACAAACCGAGGTAAAGACGATGAACATGGAAAAAAGTAAGAGCGTTAAACGACACCTGATAGAGATAGTGATCATCGCAATGATCGGTGCGGCGGCTATAGCGTTGCTTTCGGGCTGTGCGACAATGGAACGGGCTGGCACGTTCTACAGCGAAAACGTGGCGCCGATTATCCCGACGGTGGGCGTTGAAGCCAGTGTCGGCGGCAGCGGTATCGGCGGGGGGATAAGCTTCCAGAGCCGGTGGGTAAACGGGGAGAGGAAACGCAGTGTCAACCTCAGTCCGAAAATCAACCCGGAAAAACTGAAAGAGTCCATCAATGGCGATACTGAGTAAATATCACTACGAAAAGCGCGGGCTGCTTCACGGCCTGCTGACGAAGGACTGCCTCGAACTGGACGGCAGGCTGATCGTCTGGACGCGGGTGCGAGGCTATCGTGCGCATTTCGAGGATGAGCGCGGAACGATTGACCTGTTTCCGGACGGCAGGCTGGTGCTGCATAAAAAGTACCGGTGGGACGGCGCCAGCGGCCCGACCTGGGATACGATAACCACGATGCGCGGCAGCGCGGTTCACGATGCGTTCTACCGGCTTATTGCCGCGGGTAAACTGCCGCGGAAGCTTAAGTGGAAGGCGGACGCGGAGCTTTACATCATCATGAGAGAGGACGAAGCCTACTGGGCCCGGGCGGCGTACTACATGGTCTGTGTAGAAATATTCGGCGGCCTGCATTTGCCAACCCCGAGAAAAAGGAGAGCAGCATGAAGAAATTTTTCAGTAAAAAAGTATGGCCGTGGGTGGCACACCCGATCGAGACCGCGAAGATGACGCTTCTGCGGATCGTTGTTAAACGGGCCGTTGAAAAATTACGGGAAGGCCGAAAAAAGGAGATCCGCTGGATTGCCGGGGCGTTTGTAAACATCGCCACGCATCTGAACAGGCTGGCAGACGGAGAGGTGAAGACCGGCGACATCATCGGTACGGCGGAAAACGCCTACAGCTATTTCCGGAAAATCGTTAAGCGCTTGAAAAAGGGTTAGACAAATGACAGAGATGTCCACTGAGGAGCTGAAAACGCTGATCCGGGATACGGTGGAGCAGACGGTCGATTATAAGATGAAAGAGCATGCCTGCCGGTTCACCGAGAACGAGGCCCACCGGATGCACGAAGCGGCGCGGGAGTTTTCCGCCGATGACCTGCGCCGGGTGGCGAAGATTGCCAATGCGGTGGACGCGGACCATGAGGGCGCGGTGTATATGGCGCTTAAGATCATCTGCCGGACGTATGACGGCGTGGTGCGCTGGGTGAGTATCGGCATCCTGGCGGGGTTTGTCTTTATTATCGTGCTGCTTGTGAAAATCTTTATTATACGCGGAGGCTGATGGCTATGCGAACACTGGCTGAAATGCGGACGATGACCCGACGCCACTTAAACGACATGTCAACGGATGTGTTCTCCCCGGACCGTATAGACGGCGCGATTGAAGATGCGCTTAACACCCTGGCGTATGATCTGCTTGCACACCCGATCGGCAGCCGTCTGCTGCGGACACAGACCGAAGCGATCTCGTTAAGTGCCGGCACTGAGGAGTACACAATACCGGAGGACTGTATAAAGGTGGACAGGGTCTGGTACCGCGAAAGTCCGGACGCAAAGCGTTGGAAGGCCGCAGAATACCGAAGCCCGCAGCCGGGAAAAACGCCGCCGCCTTTCTACTGGTTCAACGGCACGGACGCTGTGCGGATAATGATCTGGCCCGCGATGGCAAGCTGGAACGAAGAGGAGTATAAACTGCGCTACTTCCGGCGGCCGAAGTTCCCGGTCAGTGATACGGCGACGTTTAATGATCCGGATGACACCGGCAGCAATACGGATAACTACCCTGCGCCGATGGATCGTGCGGTCGAGTATAAGGCGGCGGCGATTCTGGCGGGCGAGGAGAGCCTCGCTCAGGCGGGGATCCAGTTTTTCGAGCAGTTATATCAGGGCCGGGTTACGAGTATGGTGCAGGCCGTGCCGATGACATGGCCGGATAAACAGTATATGCGGCGTGCGGCCGCTATAGAACGCAATCAGGAGGATTAGGCAGTTATGCGCACACTCGGAGATATGATACAGCGCGTCCGCCGGAAATACGGTGATGTGGCCGATGATATGATCGAGGACCCGCACATTGAGACGGCGATGCAGATCGCGGCCGGTATGGTGTGGGCGGATGTTATGGAGGACACACGCTCGCGGAAGATGCTGCGCGCTGTCTCTGAACCGGCCGCTCTCAGTGCAGACACCGAGGCGTACGCGATTCCGGATGACTGCCTGCGGATTGATGAAGTGCAGGCCCGGCGCGATGAGAACGCGGACTACCACACGCTGCTGCGGCGTGACTATAAAGATTATGCGTTTTTCCGCAG